TTCCAGTATTAACAGTTACATCTTCATTTACGGTAAGTCTAGTACCACCAGCTTGAACACATACTAAAGCATCTCTACCAACAGCACCACCATTATTATAAATACGAACACCATCTCCGTAAGTATTATAATTAGTTACGTTTAAGGCTGGCGATTGACTATTAGTTTTTATCATTGCAACACCATATTCACTACCAGAAGTAGGAACTGTAGTATCACTTATACTAAATAAATCAGCTTGACCTGATGTACCTTTTATTGCGAGCTTAGACTCAGGTGTTCCTGTACCTATACCAACAGTACCACCTCCGTCAACTTTAAATACTTCTTCTTCGCTAGATTGATTGTTTCTAAAAACATTAAATATAGAAGTACCTGCCCCAGTACCTCCAGAAGTTAATTTAAGGCAATGTCCTCCAGTAGTTCCGTTATTAGTTATTACGGAAGTTGTTGCATTATCAGTACTTCTAGAAGCGTTCATAGCTCCTGTTACTGCAAGAGATGTTCCATCAAAAGTTAAACCAGACTCACCATTTAAAGTATTAGCAGTACCAGAGCCAGTAATAACTCTGTTATCTGCGTTGTTGTTTATTGTTGTCTGTACTCCACTAGCAAGTTTCCCTGCGGTCACAGCATTATCTGCAATCTTGGCTGTACCTACTGCACCAGCAGCAATAGCAGCAGCCGTTACTTCGCTAGATCCAATTTTGGCTGCCGATACTGCATTACTACCAAGTTGTGCACCACCTACTGCTCCAGCTGCAATTTTAGCGTTAGTAATTGCGTCATCGGCTATATCTGCGGTGGCTATGGTGGCATCCGTGATACCACCTGTTGTTACTTTAGTTGTAGCCATTTAGCCTCCATAAACTTTTTTACCGTCAACAATCGCTTTATCAATAGCAGTAAAAGATTCAGAAGTCCAGATGGAGGTGGTTTCATCTAGCTTTTTATAACCTTTGATTATTTCAAGGTGTTCAACGTTTCTTTTTATTTTGTCGTTGTATTCATCAGTAGTTTCATCTGATGTTTTAGCTGTGTTGATAACTGTTACGCTATCGCCAGCAGCAGCAAAGATAGCTGCTACTTCATCTGTTGTTTTTTCTTCCATTTATTTTGCCTCCAAGGCTGTAACTTTTGCGGATAGTTCTTTTATTGCATTGACGAGAACGGGAACTAATCGTTCATATTTCATTCCATAAGACATTCCATCTGAAGTTAAGTCAACGACTAAGGAATTATCATTGTTATTTCCATAACCATTTGCTTGTTCTACTGCAAGTGCTTCCTGTGCTAAAAATCCAATATGCAATCTATTTCTCTTTTTAGATCCGTCAGGTGTACCAAATGGTTTCTCATCCGTTCCATACCATGTTCTTCTATCCCATCTATAAGTAACTGGTCTCAATGCTTTAATCCAGTCTAGACCCTTAGTGAAATCAGTTATATCTGTCTTGTCTCTTTGGTCTGAACTAGATATTGAAGTATCAGCACAATAGAAATTACTAATATTGTTATCTCCAAGAACAACATAATTACTTTCATCATCAAGTATACCGCCGGGCGAAGAACTTGTACCAGCACGTTTTCCAAGTAATAAATTATTACCACCTGTTGTGAGATCATGCCCAGCTTCCCTTCCCACTATTGTATTAGCAGTACCAGTAGTTACAGAAACACCGGCTTCTTTTCCTACTGCTACATTACTAGATCCAGTTGTGGCATTTGTTAATGCAGAAAGACCAACGGCTGAGTTGTTGTCTCCAGTAGTGTTTGATGCCAATGCTGACACACCAACTGCTGTGTTGTTGTTTCCCGTAGTACTAGCTGCTAAAGCTACCTTACCTATTCCAGTATTACTTGTTCCAGTAGTGTTTGCTCTTAATGCTCCAAATCCAAAAGCTGCATTATTTCCACCAGTAGTGGTTGCTCCCATTGCGTTATAACCAACTGCTGTATTCTCGGAAGCAGTTGTGTTTGCGTCTAAGGCAATAACACCTACAGCTACGTTATCTGTTCCAGTTGTGTTTGAATATAAGGCATCTTTACCTACAGCTACGTTTGCATCCCCAGTTGTATTTTCAAACAAAGATCGACGACCAACAGCAGTATTACTACCACCAGTTGTATTTTTTCTTAAAGCTGCTTCACCTACAGCAGTGTTATTACCGCCTGTAGTGTTGTCGTATAGTGCATAA